ATTTAGTAAGAAATGATGGAAATATATGGGGAATATTTCACTCACATCCTGGTGATGAAAATCCTATCCCTAGTAAAGAAGATAAAGTTAGTGCTGCTTTTAAAGAATACACCTTTTTAGTAGGATTTAATAATAAATTTTATACATACTGGTTAGATCAAGACCTAGACGTACTCATATTTGATGAGTTTAAGGAAGAACATCTTGTTAATAAATCTTAAAATACATTCAGCATATAGTAAATTTTTTAAAGAAAGTACTTACTCACTTGAGGCTACAGTAGTTCAGGATATTATAGCATATCTTAAAGGGGTACATCCTGAATTTTCTAAATATATGAAACAGATATTATCTGGACAATCAGAAGAACCTTTTTGTTTATTAGATAGCGATTTAAAACCAATTACTTTAGACATGATAGACATTAAACACTTTAAAGACGGTGAAACTATACATTTAGTTCCTGCTATAGGAGGAAGTGGAAAAGCTATAAGAACTCTTATTTATGTTGTTTTTGCTGTAGTTGCTATATATTTTGCATTTACAGTACTAGGACCTGCACTGCTGGGTCCAGGTGCTCCTATGGTTGCTCCAGGTATTGCAGAAGCGGGCATGGTTGGTGCTACCGCAGCACCAACTGCTGTAACAGGCATGTCACTATTAAAAATGGCAGGTCTTCAAATAGGTTTATCAATGGTTTCACAAATGATGACTAAGTCTCCTGCTGCAAGAGAGAGTAAACAGACAGAGTCTAATTCACGAGAGAGTGGTATGTTTGGATCTTTGACTAATACCTCTACAAGTGGAACACCTATTGCTTTAATATATGGTAGGCATAGAGTAGCTGGTCAGTTTTTAAGTGGTTATATAACTACTATCGGACATGGTAGTGGAGATACAATTAGTGTAGGGAGTCAGTTTGATGGCATATAGAAATTTTACTGAACATGCTAATATACAAGTCCCACAAATTCAAGGAGCTAAAGGTGGTAAAGGAGGAGGTGGAGGAGAGCCTTATGAGCCTACAGAAGATCCTCAAAGTTTATTTTCTACTGATATTTTATTTGTAGTAGTAGGTTTAGGAGAAGGCCCTGTATATAGAATTAATCCTAATGGTCCTCAAGATATTGAACTTTCAGATAGTAATATTGATGATCTAATAAATTTAGATGGAAATGGACTAGAAGATACTAGTAAGTTTAAAACTTTATCTACTACAGGAACTAGTACACAAGGAAGATTAGATGTATTTGGCGAAACAACTACTACTCCTCAAAATTTTGCAAGCCCTGTAAGTTTAAAAAGTGGTACAGCAGGTATACCAAAATCAGGAGTTAACCTACAAGATACCTCTTCTAAAGACTGGGATTCTTTAGAATTTGGTTTTGTGGTCCAAGCATTACGTAGAGTAACTGAAAAAGGGGATATACTCAGGCATAATTTAACTGTAAAAATAGATATATTTGATAGACTAGGTACTACTTTAATAGCTACTGCTGAACGTACAGTAGGAGGTAAAACTGATACTAGATTTAAATTTAGTGTAAAAATTCAAATACCAGAAGAACATAAAAGTATTAGTGGTTATAAATTCTCTGTAGAAAAAACTTCTGCAGATAGTAGTAGTTCTAAAGATACAGATAGTGTATCTTTAGTTGGTTGGAATGAAATAGAAAATTCTCCTCAAGCATATCCCAGAACAGCTCATATAGGATTTGCATTAAGAGCTACAGATGAGCACAATGGAGTTCCTACATTTACTAGTATTGTAAAAGGATTATTACTTAAAGTACCTAGTAATTATAATCAACCCACTTTAGTTAATGGAGAAATTGATTGGAGACATATAGAAACACCTTCTACAGGTGATAATAGTCCTGCTACTGCTGGTTATTTTCTACAATCAACTGGTACTGAGGTACAAAATGACGCTGCTATAACTATTTATAAAGGTAGTTGGGACGGAAGTTTTGTATATTCTTGGTCTCAAAATCCTGTATGGATTATATATGATATATTAACAAATAAAACATATGGGTTATCAATACCAGAAGAAAATATTGATAAATATAGATTTTATCAAATAGCTCAGTATTGTGATGCATGTGATGTTACTACTGGTAATTTTGTAGGAGTAGATGGCTTATCAGATGGAACTTTTAAATATAAGCCTAGAAATACTTTTACGACAATTAGAGAAAATCAACTAGGATTACCTGAAGGCACTGAAATTAAAGAAAGAAGATTTATTTTAGATGTTCTCATTTCTGATCAAAAACAATCATTTGATACTGTTAATATGTTGGCAGCAAGTTTTAGAGGTGCAGTTATATACTCACATGGTAAAATTACTTTAGCTTGTGATTTGCCTGATGAAACTCCTGTTATGTTGTTTAACGAAGCTACAATGAAACACGGTAGCTTTAGTATAAGTGGTAATAAAGAAAGTGAGGTACTAACCGGTGTAGATGTAAGTTATATTGATACTACTAATCACTATAAAAGAGAAACAGTACGTGTAGATCAAGAAGGTAGCAATGATGGTATAGTAAAGGCACAAATAGAAAATATAGCATCTTTAGACTTAGTAGGTGTTACTAGAAGAAGCCAAGCATTAAGATTTGCACAGTATCAGATAGCATCTTCTAAATATATAAGAAGATTATGTAATTTTACTACAAGCACTGATGCTTTACAACTTATTCCTGGAGATGTTATAGCAGTATCTCAACAAGCTAGTGGGGTCGCTTATGGCTTTGGAGGTAAGATTCATGCAGATTCTGCTGTTCAAGCAAGTAATACTAATGTATTTCTTGAACACTTTAGTGTGCCGTCTTTATCTTCTTCTGATTTTGCTGCTACCAATTTACTTGTTTTACGTGTAATTAAAGTAAAAGATGAAAGAATTGATTTATACCAAGTAGCTAAAGATAGGTTTGCTTTAACTAAAACTGATAATGTTAATAGCGGATTTGATCTAGCAACAGTAAATCCTAATAAAAAATACAACGACATAACTAGAAGTTGGGATGCCTACACAGCCTTTACAGCAAATACTAAACCCGAAAAAGGTGATTTATGGACTTTTGGAGAACTTGAAGAAGAATCTAATCCTTATACAGCTAAAAGTGATAAATTATTTAAAGTTATTGAATTAACTAGACAGCCTTCTGATGAAACTGTTGATATAGTAGCTACAGAATATATATCTAATATTTATGTAGATTCAGATACCTTTATTGACTATAAACCTACTTCATACACTAATTTACAATCAGGACTAACTGTACCTCCTGTTCCTAATTTTACATTTGAAAAAAATGTTAGATCAACACTAGATGGATCTATTATAACAGATGGTTTATTAACAGCATCAACTGAAAAAGAAGGTTTTGGTATAACTTACATTACTCAATATGAATTATCTAAACCAACAGGTGTTAGTTTAGTAGCTAATGCAAGTTTATCAGGAGTTAGTGGTCAATCCCTCAGTATAGACCAGAGTAATTTATTTACAGGAGCTACTAGTTTACCTTCTGTGACTTTAACAGGTAAAAATGGCTTTAGTAGTCCAGCAGGAGAGGTAAAATTATTATGTACTACTATTGAGAATACTGATACTGTTGGGGGTACTCAGGATGGGAAAATACAATTAACTTTAGAAGGTTTTGGAGTTGTATTTGATGAAAATTTTAATCGCAGCATTTTAGATGCTAACGACTCTGGTGTTTTTGGGACTTTAAAAGGTACAGATCATATTACTATACCTGTTAATGAAAAAGACCAACAGCAAGGACTATTTAATTTTGTAGGGTTTGCAGGAATAGTAACTGCTCTTAGCCAGCCTATCACAGACTTTAGTGTTGCTTCCAATACTGTAAAAATAACAAATATAAGAACAGATGGTGTAACTTTAATTAATAAAATACCTTCTACTCCTTTTTATATTACTTTAAACCAACTGTTAGACTCTAGATTCTATAATAATAATAGTTTTTATGTTTCAGGTCAAGATAGTACTTATATAAAATCAGGAGAAATAACAGGTAATGAAACTATTACTGTTGACTTACCCGTAACTCCTAGAGATAAAGCTTTTATTAGATTTTTTGTAGACGGGTTTGAAAAAACTTCAGGACAGTATACTTTTAATCCAAATAAAACAGTTGAGTTAAATAATGCAAATATAGTGTATACTAGTATTAGTACAGACTCTAGTTTTAGAGTAGAAGTAGATTATTATACTGTGCCTGTATTTGAAGTAGGGGATAACGTACAAACTTCTCATGCTAATGTATTTAGTATTACTGATACTAGCTATGATCCTCTTTCTGCTAAATATAATGTTCAGCTAACTACTAATTCTATATTTAGAATATATACTCATACTGAACCTAAACTTAATTTAGGAGGATTTAATTTTACAAATATAACTCCAGATCCTGTTGGTTCTATAGGTAATATTTCTGGTGGCTCAGGTACTTTTGACTATGACACTAATAGGTTTCCCGGCCTGTTTAGATTAGCTAATAATAGAGTATATAATTTAGAAATTGGTTCTGATTTTGAGCCTTTATTTCTTACTAAAGATAGTGTAGTGCGAGATCTAGGAATAGGTACTACATCTGTAAGAGCTAGAAATAAAACTAGAGGAGGAAGAACTAGTCCCTTTAATACTAAATCTATAAATGTTGACTTTATTCCTATAAGAAAAGTAGAAAATCTTAGTATAGAAGAGTCTTTATATCGCGAGCAAACCGGCGGCGTTGCTGTTAGGGTAACTGTACAATTTGACCATATTCTACAGCAAAGTGTCACAGACTATGAAATATCTTATAAACTAGATTCGGTAGATAATGTAGGTGTTGATGATGGCGGTACAGATTTAACTTCTTTTAATACTGTAAAAGTTCCGGCTACGGGTGTAGATGATGATGGTAAAATTAGATTTACTGTTAATGGTGTGAATAGAGGTGAAACTAGTGATACTAGAAATATTTTATTTAAAATTGTCCCTTTAAACAAAGAAATAAGAGGTGTAACTGCTACTGCAACTAGATCTATTATTGGTAAAACAGCTCAACCAGCAAATATATTTAATTTTACAGGAGGACAACAAACTGATCAGATTACCTTATTATGGTCTTATCCACGTACTGATGATGGAGAACTTGCAGACATTGATCTTAAAGAAGTAGTAATAAAACGTGTACCAGGATCTGTTTCTGCAGCTCTTGAGAATGACCAGCTAATTGGGACTTTTGTTGTTGCAGATGATCTTGTAACTGTTTCTGCGGGTACTGCTCGTAAGTCAATTCCTATTGATACCTTTGGAGAATTTACTTATTTAGCTAGAACTAGAGATACTAGTGGTAACTTTAGTGAGGGTGTGGCTCTTATCACATTAACTACTTCTAGACCTGTTAGAAGTAGTGTTATAAAAGCATATAATGAGGATGATCCAAGCAGTGCTTTTGCAGGTAGAACTAATGATAATAGTGGAGAAACTAATTTTCCTTCTTTTGCTTCTTCTAATACTGCAGGATTAGCTTTTGCAAAACCCCCTGGAGATGTTGAATCTAATGTAGTTGATAATGCTAATGGTACTGCTACGGGTTTTTCTGCTGCAGGAGTTTCTAGTGATTTACTAGCAGCAGAATCAGCAGAGTATATAACTTCCATTAGAGATGCAGGGGCTACGGTAACAGGTGCAGTATTTGTAGACATAGAAGGAACAAGTGCTGTTGAGACTACTTTTAATGATACTAAAACAACTTATCTATCTGGTGTTACAGAAGTATCTGCAACAGCTAATGTACTAAAAGAAACGGCTTTTGGAGGTATCGGGCATGTATTAGGGGTTAGTAATACTGCTGTAGTAAATCCTAGATTTGATGCTCCAAATCAAACTTTTATGACTGGTGGTAGTGACGGCTTTGTGTTTGCCATATGGAATGATGGGCAGTATACTGGTAATGTAACTTCTATTAGTGCAATAACAAAAGCTAGTCCTGCAGTGATAACAACAGATGCAAATCATAAAATACTACCTCCTGCTTCTATTACTGCAATAACAAAA